AACCAAGCCCGTACCGCCTCGAATTTTGCCTGCAATCCGTTCCACAGCCCCTGGATGATGTTGCTGCCGAACTCGGTAAATCTGGCCGGCAAGTCAATGCCGAACCATGACAGTACGGAGGCAAAGGCCGAATAGAACGCGCCAATGGGCGACCAGTTGAGAATCAGGCCGAGGATGCCGAGCAGTCCGCCGTCAAAGGCGGTTTTGATTTGTGTCCATGCCGAATCGGCCAATTGAGAAGATGCCGTCGAAAATCATCCGCCAGCCGTCCACTATCATGGTGCCGACAGAAACGACGGTATTGACCACCGAAGCCAAAGCCGAGCCGACCGACTCCCCCCAGCTGCGGGCGTTGCCTTCGCCTGCCTGAGTCAGGTTGAAAAAGTCGCCGAACCAATCCAAAACAGGTTGCAGATAAGGCTGTACGGCCGTCCAAATGCCGCTCAATGTGCCGACAAACGCATCAAACAGCGGCGTCAGCGGTTCCAAGCCTTTAGTCAGTCCCTCCCAAAATCCGGCAAAGAAGGCTTTAAGGGGCTTCCAGTATTTATAGATGACAAAAGCCACGGCAGCCACAGCGGCCACGGCCAAAACCACCGGCCACAAGGCAGCCAGTGATGACAGGCCGAAACCCGCTATCACGGTTCGGGCGGCGGCAAACCCCCTCATGACGGTGCCCAGGGTGCCGGGTACGTCAGACAAAGCTAAACCGCCTTGCATTACAGTCCGGATTAAAACAGCTGTCGCCTTCAAAGAAAGCAAACCACCTTTCAAAGCCAAAATTCCTGCACGCGCACGATTGACAATGACCATCGCACCAAACATACCGACTTTAAAAGCCAGCAGCGAAGCGGCCGTACCGACAATCCCTTTCGTCAATACGGGATGCTTTTCCGTCCAGTCTGAAATCATGCTTGTCAGCATGATACATTTGCTTAAAAAAGCATTTACGGCAGGCAAAACAATCGAGCCCAGCCGGATTCCGAGTTCCGAAATCCCGTTTTTGAAAATTTGGATTTGGTTCGCCGTCGTTGCGGATCGGTTGGCAAATTCACGCTGCATAGAGCCGAGATACTTCAAGTTTCCCGATGCATCCCGTTCCTCCAACAACGCCAGTTGGCGGTTGTACTCACCGACATTGTTTGCCAACATCATGGCGTCATCGGCATAGTTTTGGCCGAACATCTTCAACAGCATTGGAAACTGTTCGGCCTTTGGCAGCTGTTTGACCCGATCCAAGAGATTCAGCATTGCACGATTGGCATCTTTGTCCATTGCGGCGGCGAATTCCTTGGTAGTCAGCCCCAATGCGGCAAGCTCTTTTTTCGCACCACCGGCCTTCATGACTGACATCGATGTGATCATGCCCTTCATTGCCTGAGCTGCAAGTTCGGGAGCCTTACCCATGCTTAAAAAGGTACTGCCCCATGCCGCACCTTGGTTTTCCGTCATGCCCAACTGCTTGATGTCACTGCCCACGCGGGTCAGGACATTAACGATATCTGCCGCTTTGGAGTTCGCATTGTCCGAAAGGTGGTTGATGGCATCACCCAATGTGCCGATTTTGGGAATAGGAATCTGCAATACGTTGGACAACGTTGCCATAGATTCGCCTGCCTGCCCCGCCGCCATGTCGAACGCTACCCCCATTTTGGCAGCTTTTTCAGCAAAACCGGTTAGATTCTCACGGGAAACACCCGATTGCCCTCCGGCAGCGACGATGGCGGCAATGTCCTTACCGGCCATAGGAATGGTACGTGTCATCTTCAGGATGTCCCGCTCCATTTCCTTAAATTGCTGCGGCGTATCGAAATTAACCACCTTTTTGACATCAGCCATTGCCGATTCAAATTCAATCGAGACTTTGACAGGCAAAATTAATGTACCTGCTGCAGCAAGTGCGCCCTGCCACTGTCCTTTGATGTCCCCCCATTGGCTGTTGACAGCCTCTCTTTGTGCACGGACCGCATTGAGTTTTTTGTATTGCTGGGTCAGCTTGCTGACAGCAAGGCCGATTTTGTCGTATTCCTGCCATAATTGTTTGGCAGATGACACACCCAAGCGGTCTTTGTTGCGCTCCAATACTTTCCCCAACTCCTTCTGACGTTCGAATAAGGTTTTGGTCGTTGATTTCAGTGTGTCCATTGCTTTACCGATATTGGTTAAACCCGATAAAGCACCACCGACAACGGCAGAAACACTGATTGATATACCTAAATCGCTTTTCATCTGGTAATATCCTAGAAAGTCTGTGGGAAGGGAAAAGAAAGATGGGCGGAGCGGTTGTCATTGCCGCATTGGCATTTATGTTATTGATGGTGGGAGGCTTCCCTTTGCTTCTTCTGGCATTGGGTCTGTTTTTTGTATGGTTTGTTTGGTCGATATTCCGTAAAGAGCCTGATGAACCGTCAAACGGTTGGTGTCGTGAGTTGCAGCGCGAGATCGAAGCAGAACGCCGACACCAAATCTGAATTACATCCCCTTCTGATAACCCGCCTTTATTTGGCGGGTTACTTCTTTCTGCCAGTCCTCAAACTCATCCAAGCTCAGTGCGTAAACCTCGACCACGCTCCAACCGAACCACCAAGCCAAATCGGCAGCGGCAGACAGCAGTTGCCGTTGAATTTCCTCCCTTGAAAGAGGCGGTTTATTTGCCGTCCGGCTCGGTTTCTGTGAAGCGGCGAAACGTCTCCTGCATCTGTTTCCAGTCCGCCAAATCCAAGCAGTCCAAGTCTTCGGGAATCATGCCTGTCATACGGGCAAACAGGGCCAGCTCCTGTTCCGCTTCGTTCGTCAGATGGGAAACGGCGCGCAAATCACCTACGCACAAGCGGCGAAGCGTTACTTGCTCCAACATCTGCCCCGTTGCCAGTCTGACCGGATATTTCAGTTTCACAACGGTATTTACACCCAAATCTTCTTGCAACTTCTTGGCTTCATTCATTTGCCATCTCCAAAACGTTTATAAAAATAAAAAAATCACCGTATCGGTAAAGATACGGTGATTGTGTCAAAGGTCGTCTGAAACGGCTTTTAATCCGATTTAAAGATTAAGCACCAATGTTTTTACGCATTTGGCTCAAAACGTCCTGACCGTCCACGCGGTAGATGTTTTTGAACGCGTTGTAGTACAGCACTTCGCGACCACCGACGACTTGGCGGACTTCTGTTGTCTGGTAGGTTGAGCCAAATTCCGCCTTTTCCTTCGGCTTGTAGCCGCCCAAAGCATTTTTGCTGAACATCGCCGTTACCGTGGTAACGATAGGGACTTCTTCTGCCAAACCTGACGCATTGAAGGTTTGCAGGTTGCCGCGCACCATCAGTTGCACGGCCTTGAATGGGTTTGATGCCTTTTTCGCCACCTCGGGATAAAAGCTGTTCCAAGTAACTTCGCCTTCCAGCGCTTCGACGCCGTTTGGCAGCTTGATGGTGCCAACCATACCCAAACCGGTAAATTCGTCCTGGCCAAACTCAAACTCAGGCAATTTAAACTCGGATGCATTACCCAAAAGGTTGTTGCCGTCGATATAGACGTTGGCATTGTAGATTGCATTGATTGCAGACATATTTCTTCCTTTTCAGACGACCCTAGTTAGCCGACAACAGATTGACCAAATATTTTCGGGTCATCACGCTGGTATTGGTAATACGCTCGGCCGGCAGTTTCGGCGTGTAGTCGTAAACGATGGGGACCTGACCTTTGCTAAACGCATCGACTAAATCGTATTCATAGTCCAAATCCACCGAGAATCCCACAATAGATTTAAGCGTAGACATATAGGTGCGGACGCTCTCAAGCAGGCTGTCAATCAAGGCATTAGGATCGTCTGCATCAATCGGTTTATCAACATACTGCAACTCTAAACGACGGATAGACTCGTCAATAATGTCGCCGGTGCGTTGCGCCACTTCGAAGTTTTTAATATGCGAGGTAATCGGGAAGCAGGCAAGGCGGTTACCCCACATACGATAGCCCGTGCCATAGGAATTGAAGACGGTAGTAATGCCTTTTTCATTCAGACGGTTGGTTTCAGACTGCGGGTCGTCCGCACGGGCAGTCAGACCGATTTCCACACCCGTTACACCCAAGAGCTCGCGGTTGGAGATGCTGAACCAGTAGCCCTGTTCCACATCGGTTTTCATTCGCAGACCTGCGGCGTGGGTAGCAAGGTTTTCAAGGCCGAGCAAACCGACGACATATGGATAAAAGAGCTGGCAGCGGTCGGACGATGTCTGAAAATTAATCGTACCTAACGGTCCGCGACCTTCGAGGGCTTTGCTCAGGCTCGTACCTTGCGGAGCAGCCGCATAAGCAATGGCCTTCAGCTTGCCAGCGACGACCTCCATCGCAGCGCGTACATTGGCATAGCGGTCAAAGTCAGGTGCAATAATGATTTTAGCGTCCGCGCCTTGGCGGTTAAAGCCTTCGGTCAACAGCTCCAGCCCCGTGCGCTTGCCGGTGGCGGCAATATAAGCACCAATGATGTCAGCCGCAGGGACCTTGGTCGGGTCGGTGTAGGTATAGCTGATTTTGGGTGAGGTAGGTTTGTTTTTGTAGGTAATCTCACCCGTCAGGGTGTTGATGGTGTAGTGCGTGTTTTCGGTCAGCGTATTGCCGCCGTCCGTCAGTGTGTAGCCGCTTTGCAGAGCAGGCTTGGCAGTTTTGGCCGTCAAGGTGTCAGGATCAACCGTCAATACCTCGTTACTGACGCTTGTCTTATGTTTGGCGGGGTCGCAAACGTTGACGACATAGGCGACACCGCTGCCGTAGCGCGTCCAAATGTGTGCGGCATCCGGCAGGGTAAAGCCTTGAGCGGTCAGCTCGCCGCCGAATTGGCCAAAGTCTTTCTTCGTTTGACATACCGTCAGCTCATTGACCGCGCCGACCGGCGCAGTGCCGACGATGGCGGTAATTGCGCCGTCAACGGTATAGACGGGATTGGAGCCGCCGTCGATGCGGATGGTCTCCGTGCCGTGATGGTAGGCTGCTGCCATGATGGATACTCCTATTTTTTAGGTTTTAAATCGGGGTTGAGGTCTTGGCCGGGGCGGCGGTAGTGGGCAGCGATGAAAAGCGGGCGTTTGGCTTTGCGGCAGACTTTGACCTGCTGGGTTTCGGCCTGCAAAACCAGCTGATACTGCCATGCGCCCGCATCCTCGGCTAAAAACTCCTCGCTGATAAGGTGGCAGGGCTGGCAACTTGGCGGCGCGAAACCAACCATAGCAAGACGTGTCTCATCCAAGATGGCCAAAGTGCCATCATCCGCATTAAGGCTGCTGCCAAAAACGGTCAACATCAGCCTGACATCACGCTGCTGCGCAATACGGCCGAGCTGCTCAATATTGCCAAATTTACTGCCGCCGTAGCCGACCAAGATTGCCCCGACAGGATGAATAAATTGGTATTCGGACGGCCGCTCCGGAAAAGCCTCAACGCTGACCCACGGGATAGCAGCCTGCAAATGCTCTACTACCGCATCAATAATCGGACGTGTCGCGCTCATCAGTAGCCTCCCAAATCCATTTTGTCGCGCACTCGGACGTGATATGCGCCCGGCTCAGGTTGCGACGGCTTGTCCAATGTAGCGATGCCGATATGGATTTTGCCGTCGCGGATAGACTCAAGTGTCTTAATCGTCGTGTTGTAGGCGGTTTCCAGCGGCTTTGGAAAGTCGGCTCGGTTGATTCGGCGGCTGTGTAAAAAATGGCGGGCAATGTTGATGCATAAAGGCTGCAACACCGTCGGCGTATCCGCCAAAGGCAGCACATATCTGCCACGCAGGTATCCGTCCACCAAATCGCAGGCATAACGCACTGCCGCATCAATGACCTGAGCGTCGGGTTCCGTCCCGCGCGCATTGTCGTTGGTCAGTTGCACCAACTCCATTTTGCCCATCGCAGCCGTCAAATCATCCGCACCGATATACATGGCTTACTCCGCCTGTTCGTCTGCTGCCGGTTTTTTACCGCGTTTCGGCTTTTCAACTTCGCCCGCAGGTACATTGCCTGCATCATCTGATGGCGTATCTTCGGACGGCGGGGTGTCATTTTGTTGCGCATCCAGCTCTTCGCCGGTTATCAGTGTCGGGGTAACGTGTGCCGCGACTGATTCGTACTGCTCCGCCGTCAATTCGACCGCCTCGCCGGCCTCGACGCGGAATTGGTTGCCTTGGGCGTTTTCCAAAATCAGCGGAGTGTTTGCGATATAAACTTTAGCCATGATCAGCCTTTCAAAAATACTTGGATGACTTCGCCCGCCGCCGTAGCCGCAGAGCGCGCCGTACCGGCAATCTTGGCATTACCTGCCGCCTTGACTGCCGCGCCTTGTGCATCGGCTGCCACTTCGTCGCCCACGGCAATCGTGCCGCCTGCTTCGACTAAGGCGATACCCAATACATCAACGGCCAACATTTCGCCCGCATCCGCATCCAAAGTAGCAGTACCCAGCACTTTCACACCGGCGGCTGCCTGTTTGCCTGCGAAATCCACAAAGCGGTTTTTGACCACCTTGCCTGATGTTTTGACCGTGGTTACCAAGACCACTTGTTTCGTTTGTGCCATTTTTCTCTCCACAGGTCGTCTGAAGCCTTTCAGACGACCTTTTACTTATCAAGCAACCGCGTTTTCGAACAGGAAACCGCATGCACCGCCGACCACCGCCGCTTTGCGGATGTCGGTATAGCGCGCGTATTCCACCTTGCCGCCGACTTCTTCGTAGCGGTCAACTACCGGCATACCGCGACGGCGGAAGGTATAACCGAAGCTCGGCTCACCCTCGTCATTGCCACCGGAAGCCGTATGCGGACGCACAATCAGGCTGGCGAATTTGCCCCAAATATCTTGGGTGGCCTTATTGGCGGCAGGCGTAGATACCGCCTCGCCGACGATGATGTCGTCCAGCTCCAGCAGATTTTTCAGCTGCTCGACCGTGAGCAGGGACTTGCGTTCGTTTGCACCCAGCGCACCGATGAGCTTCTCGTGGCGTTTCAATGCCGCCAACACGCTTGCACCGACCACCAGCACCGACGGGCGTACACCGCAGCCGGCACGCACCGTTTCGCGGGCGGTTTCGATGTCTGCCAACGGATCAGAGTTTTTATCGCTCCATTTTTGAGTGGCGGCCAAATCTTTGCTGAAACCGGACTGATAAGCCGATTTGTTTTGCAGGAGGGCGGCAGTTTCGATTTCTTGACGCAGCTGCACGCCATTGACCACGCGGCGTGTTGCCTTGGCACGCTCGTCGTACATGGATTCCGCTTGTTCGCGGTAATCCACACCGGCAGCCAAATCATGCTCTTCCAACACGACCGGCATAAAGCCTGGTGAGTCCAGCGTAATCACATTCGATGCCGCACCGGGCGCACGTTCGGTCTGATATTCGACAAACGAACCCTTGCCGAACACAGGCACACGCAAGCCTTCTTTGTCAGCGAAAACCTCCGGGAAGATTTTTTCGGCAATAAAATCCGCCTGCTTGTAGCCCAGTGCGAGATTGGTCAAAACCGGATCATACTGACCGCGCAGACCGCGCAAATGAGATGCACTCATGTTTTATCCTTTTTTAGGTCAAATGCGACGACGTCGTCGCATTTGACGGGTTGATGATTTAAGCAATAGTACGGCGGGCAGCCTCTTCATAAGGAATGCCATCCTTTTCCGCTAATGCCAATGCACGTTCGTGATGGCTCAAGGCTTCCGGGTCCGCCGCTTCGGCAAAGTCTGCCGCCAATCCCGACGGTGTTCCGCCTTTAGCCATCTCGCCGCCCTGAATCTGCTTAGGCAGCACGGCGGTAAAAAACGCACGCAGCGCGGCAGACAAAGGCTGCTTCTTACTGCCTTCGCCGAAGTCGGCGGTTACGTCGTTGGGGTATTCGGCAAAATCCAAAACCTTGACGACCAAATCCTTGTCGGCAGGTTTCAGACGACCTTCTTTAACCAAGCCTTCGGCAAATTCGGCATTCTGCTCATGCGCACCATCGCGCAGGGCGGTATGCTGCTCGTCTTGCAGCTTTTTCAATTCCGCCTTCGATTCGGCGGCCTCCTTCTCGGCAGCTTCGCGGGCGGCCTTTTCGGCTGCAAGCTCTTGTTCCAACGACATAGGGGTCTCCTTGTTTTCATGGTTTTCCGGGGGTGGGGGTGATTCGGTAAATTCGGCAGGTTTCAAACCCGCCATGTTCAGTAACCGGCGCAAAAGGCCGATTTCCTGCGGTTCTTCGGCAAACTCGACATAAACTTCGCCTTCGGCAAAACTGATGGCGGACAAGCCCTTGACGGCGGGTGGTTGCGCGCCCAAAAAGCCGACATGGCGCAGCGTCCAAATGCCCGGTTTGGGATTGTTCGGACTGATTGGCGGGTAAAAACTCGCCGACACTTTTTTATATCGTCCGGCCTTAACCAAATCCGCAAAGCCCTCATCGACTTGGTCAAAGTCCGCCGTCAACACGCCGTTTTGCACACCAAGCGACTTGACCCAGCCGTAGGCGGGTGCATCTGCCTTGGGATGCCCGACCACAATAGGGGCCTCATGCACCTTCGGGTCATATGCTTGGGCAGCGGCAGCAAGGTCGGCCTCGGTAATCGTTACCGTATTGCCGTTTGCGTCGGTGCGCGTGCCTGCGCGGAAAATTTCGTAAGACATAAAAAAGCCTCATCGGATGGATGAGGCTATTGTGGCAAAGGCCGTCTGAAACCGCTTTTAATGTGGCTTAAAGATTGGATTGCCAAAAGGCGTTAAAACCGCGTTTTTAGCGCGTTTTACCATTGAGATAGACAAACCCTTATCCAAGCCGATAAATGCGCTAAAAAAGCGGTCAGGACGAATCCTGACCGCTATCTTGAATAAATCGGGTAATCACACAAACAAATCTCCCTGATTTTTTGCCCGCTCCGCCATCCCGACCTCCTTGACGATGCGGTAGATGTGCTGGACGGTCAAATCATATTTGCGGGCAAGCTCCACATGATTCTTGCCGTTAAATTCCTTATAAATCTGCATATCGCGCTCCGATACCCTGCCCAAAAGGTTTTTGGGGAAATAAATCAACTGCCCGCCCCAGTTGCTGGTCAGATGATGAGACAGCTTTTTAGATACCTCGACCGCCTGCTGCCGCTCCATCGGCAATACCGACATCAAGCAGGCGACCGCCTGGTCTTCCAAGTCCGCCACCAGCTCAGGCACTCTGTTGTCCGCCATTTTCCACCCTCACTTTCCACTTCTTCAAATACTCGATGACCCGTATCGCGTCATCAGTCCCCAACCATCCATGATAATCTATGCCCGTCATGCGTTTGACAAAACGGGCCAGGCTCAATTCGGACGGGCTTCGCACTGCGCCCAAATCGTGTAGTTCTAACCAAAGCGCGCGTATCTTTTTGACCTGCGCCTCCATCATGCGGTTTGGCATATGCACCGGCAAATCAGGTTTGCCTGATGCCGCCTGCGCCTTAGTGGTAACCACAAAACCCCGCATCTTCATCGCCCGTACGGCAAGCTCCAGCTCTTCGACCGATAACTTGGTACTGCTCGTCTTGCCGCATGACAGGTTGGCGAGCAGCGCGCGGTATTCGCCGTCGTCCATCATCAACTGGGTTTTGGCCACATGGATGAGCCGTATCAACCGCTGTTTTTTCTGAGCACGGGTTTCCATTTTTTTCTTCCCACAAACCTCAAAAAGTGAAACGTCGTTTCACTTTTTCGATTAAAATCAATGAATAATATCATTCTAGCCTGAATTGAACCACTTGGCAAACATACGGAGCGGATAGAAAAAGGCCGCCTGAAACATTTCAGACGGCCTGTTTTAAAGAATGGTTTGCTTATCTGTTTACCGCTTCTTTCAAAGGTTTTCCGGCACGGAATTTAGGCGTTTTAGCGGCGGCAATCGTCAACGGCTCGCCGGTCTTCGGGTTACGGCCTTTGCGCTCGGCGGATTGGGCGACGTAAAACGTGCCGAATCCGACCAATGCGACCTCACCGCCTTTGGCCAGTTCCTGCTTGATTGCACCGATAACGGCATCCACCACTTTTGCCGCTTGCACTTGGCTCAGGTTGGTTTCGGCAACAACAGCTTGTACTAATTCAGATTTATTCACTTTTTGACTCCTGTTTAGGTTTAAATGCGGCAGACCGTGCCGTGCGGTTGGTTTATAGTTTCAGACGGCCTAATGTCTACGGACGGGCGGTGTCATCATCTGTGCCGCCTGTATCATCTTGCTGATTAAGACAGCCGTTTGCTGTGTGCCCGTTTTATCCTTTGCATCCGCCGCCGGGAGGTCGCCCTTGAAATTAACAGCGGTGCCCTCGGGCAGGTCTTCGATTTCAATAATGATTTTTGCCATGTTCACACCTTCGCCACATCCAAATTCATCAGCTGATACTCCCCATCCTCGCCGCGCCGGTACACCCGTACAAACGGCTTGCTGATATGCACCTGCAAACTGTCGGAGAGCGCATCCATCGCCCGTTGCCATTTTTCATCCGTGATTTGCAGACGGCGCAGGCCGAGGACGCGGGCGGTGCTGATATTGCCTTCCTTATCCACCAAAAACGCCGCGTTAATCAGTGTTTTCAACTCCGTGCGGCTGCCTTCCGTCCATTCGTTGATGCACTCGTCAATCAGGGCTTTGGCGGCAATCAAACCTTCGTCGAATACCAACGTGTCCTGCATGGCAAGGTTGACGCGGTACGCGCCGTCGAAGCTGTGCAGGCTGATATTGCCTTTCTTGCCGCCGACAGATACGTCATAGCGGTCGGCACTCAACTGTACAAACGCTGCAATATCGTCCATCGCCTCGCGTTTGAACGCCATCAGGTTATCCTGTACCGCGCGGGCTTTGGCGGCGATTTCCTGCACCAGCTCATCGCGCAGCAGGTCAATTTCGCGGATATTGGCCAGCGGCACGAGATTGCCTTTGGCATCCTGTTTGTATTGGGTTTTATCAATGTTCATTTGTTTCCCTTTCATTTTGATTTTCGAAAATGCGTGGCCTTGGGGTATTTTTTAAAACCGACTTCAGGCATAAAATCTTCATCATCCTCAACTTCTACTGCCTCCACGTTCTTGACGACCGTTCCATCGGGCAGCAATACATCACAAATCCACCCGATACACGGGCATTCCTCGTTTAGATTTTTCCAATCATTCATTTCCTTTACCTTTCCGCCTCTCGGCATAAATCCTTTTACACTCATCCACCGACCGGTGGCGTGGCCCGTGTATCCAATCCCTGTCCATGCAAGGGGAGCTTTCCAGCAGGCTGAGTGTCTGTTTGAGTTTGGCGGCCTGCGCCTTGCCGTATTCGGTCGGACGGTGCTTCTTTTCCAGCTTCGGCACCATCCTGAC